ACGTGACAGTTAGCAAGCACACCCTGGTCTTGTAATTCACTTGCGCTTAACCGCCCAATAACGTCGCCTAATGAACACTTTAATGCCATAAACTCGTACATTTCTTTAGGTATTGTACCCGTTAATCCCCACCGAATCGGAATGTGTGCCATTACACTAGTAAGTAAAGTTTTAAGTGCATCTGCTTTAGCCATGTGTACTTCGTCAACCATTACACAAACAACACCTTCCAAAAATTCCATAATGGTAATGTCGGCTTCGTGTGCTTTGGTATTTTTAAGTAGGATGTTTAGACTTTGCCATGTACAAATAGTATGAGTGTGTCCAAACTCTTTTCTATCACCAAAGTAAACACCAACGTCTAAGCCCAAGTTAATGTAGTCTGCTTCTGTTTGTGTTACTAATGATTTGTTTGGTACAATTACTACAGTGCGACCATATTGCTCACAGCTATAGCTTAGTGCCGCAGTAATTAATGTCTTACCTGCGCCTGTTGCAATTTCTTGTAAGCATTGTGGGTTCTCAAGGAACTTGTTAATAATTTCAATTTGATAATCCCGTAGTACAACAGGCTGTCCTGCGATTGGATGTTTGGCCGGCCAAACTTTATGTGCAAACGTTTGCTCTGTTACTTGGGTAAATGCAAACTGTGTTTGATAGTCACGTAAATCTTCTAGCTCAATATTATACCCACGCTCGTCTATGTAGGGTAACATTTCAGCCAGCAGATTAGTGTACGTGCTACCGCCCAATTGGAAGTATGCTACCTTGCCATCCCAGCGACCAAGACGTACACTTGGTAGATAACGTGCGCCCGGGATTTCATACTTAAACTTATTGGCTAGATATTTGCGCTCTGTAAGTTCAAGTCCTTCTAACTTACAGTTAACTTCATCTTTAATTATAATTTTACATGTTGCCATTAATTTTCCTAATGTTTGCAAATACAAATTTGTATTGCGGGCTTAAATAATCAATATTATTATCATTTGTTAACTGATTAATAATAGGATGATTTGCTATGCGTAATAAGCCTTGTTGACTATTACTAACTAGTTTACATGCTATTGTCATTGATGTCAATTCTGTTTCTAATATTACTTGCTCATTATCTGCTATACCTAATTTGATTGCATCTACGTCTGCTATCTCTATTATAGGGGCAGCATTTGATTTAATAACTTCATTCATTGTTGTCTTTTGTCTGATCCCACATTGCAATACAAATTTGTAATTTGAGTTTTGTATTCTCTGCTCGGGCAACTTTAATGTTGATAACAAAAATGATGGTGCTAAGTCAATTTGATGTGTTTGTTGAGTAGTTGTATTAATATCAACTCTTCCAATATCGTTAAGTTGATTAATCTGAGTGGTTGTTAATTCAAATGCTGTATCGGAATTGATATTAAGATTATGTCGAAATAATTCCCACCATACGATAGCCAATAAAGGTGTTTGGTAATTTAATCCAATGGTATTGCGCAATATATAATAAACTTCAGGAATACGTTTATCAAACATTGCAATCAGACCAGTATAAAACTTAACAGTATCAATTTCTTTATTTTTAATTTCCGGCAACAAATTTAGTTTTGCTAAAAGTAACTCATATATTTCATTAGTGGATTTTGTATAAGACTTAGTAAGCACAGGTCTGCTTAATTGTAGCATACCATTTTCGGCATGAAATGCATTCACACATTCGTACCGTTCCAGGAACGTTGGAGTAGGCAATATATAGTCTGCTAGTTTTGCGCTTGCTGTCATAAAACTATCTAACACAATCACCAGTGGAACTTTTTCTAGTTGTGATTTAAATCTTGTTGCATTAGGCACTCGGTTGACTGGATTTGAATTATCGATTATAACACATCCAAAATTTAAATTATCTGTTACCAATGAACCAGAAATAATTCCGTTATGCTGCGGTTTATTAGTTGTAGGAGTTTTCAAATTAGGAAGATAATGGTCCATGTATGTTAATACAGAATTCATTGACTCCATTGCATTTGGTTTTTGGTAATTACCGGTTAACATATATAACAATATAATTAGGTAATTATTAGCAAACGGAAACATACTATGGCAAATACCATTACCCGAATCAACTGCAACCGATTCGCTATCTTTTATTGTATTAACTATAGTAGTTAATTGGTGATGTGATATATTGCATATAGATAAACAGTCAGCTAAGTTTACTTTAGCAAAATGTTGATTTACTTTATCAAACTTACTAGTATGCGTCGCTATAAATTCAGTGTTAATTGCCTTGTCTATTATTAATTTCTTAATAATAGCAGTTAATAACCAGGCGTCTGTGCCGGGCGCAATCTTAGCATGTATATCTGCTATATTGGCTGTTTCAGTAGTGACCGGGTCTATTACAATAAGTGTCCGTGCAGTATTGTTTTTAATATCATTAAGTATTTTTCTAGCTCGTGGATAATGTTGTGTTACCCAGGGATTTTGTCCAATAACAATAAGTGTCTGTGCTTTTTGTTTATTTGGCACAACGCCCGCTTTAAAAAATAATTTTTGAATTACATAAGTGTATGCTTTCTCAAATGATAAAACATTAGTTGCATACTGCACCCCTAACTTTGCCATTAGTTCGTAATTATATAGCGTAGTTGCATTATACGATGGACTAAGCGGCGCCATGTACAAAATACTATTTAAATGTGGCTTAATATCAGTTGCTATTTCATCAATGGCTTGCTCCCACGTGACAGGGATAAATTCATCATTTACTTTTTTCAATGGACTAGTAATACGGTCAGGACTAGATTGGAATTCGATTAATTGTTGGGATTTTTCGCATACATAACCTTGACTAACCGGATCATTGAAGTCAGGTGCAACTTTAATAATACGATTATTTTCAACTGTTACGTTAATGCCACATTCAGCAAGACACAGATGACAAAATGATTTTTTAATTTCAATTGACACTACTCATTTTCTCTTAATTTAGTAGTCGTGCAGTACGCAATCTTTTCTGCTCTGTTAAGCCAATCCATGCGTTTACCACCGTACATCATTTCAACCATTGAAATAAGTAAAGGCACAGGATAATCCCAAGTTGTTGGAATCTTGTTTGCATATACTACTTTAACATGATCTATATTGTAATCGCAAGTCTTTGTTTTACCACTATAGTTAAAACGGACAACTTCATCATCTTTGAACATACTCAAGTCTATATTAACAGATGTCATTGCTGGGTCGTATATGCATATTGGGTAACGATTGGTTACTTCTGCATACGCAAATAACATTGATAACGCATCTTTCATCATTGGTAAATGTATATCACGTTTAGAACCAAATATATCTAATAGTGCAGGACGTATTAGCATATCATCATATGTGTATCCAAGTACACCAGAATTGTCAATTAGTGCAACTACGTTATCAAACCCGAAGCCACCTAACTTAGTGTTAATGTATTCGATTAAACTATCAGAAGCGTTAGTAATTTCAAAGCATGTTTCGTTGCGTATTAATTTGATTTCGTATGGTATTGCTTCACACTCCATAATCAAATTAAACAAGTTTTGTACAAGTGGGTCGATTTCAAATTGATTTAATTCGCCCCAAGTCACTGCCCAATTTACATTACATTCAGTAATTGCCAAATACCAAACCTTTTCTTCTTGGTCGTACTTCATACTACCTTGACTTATATTCCTTGCTTCTTGTGTTGCTTTAATCATCGGTAGGTCATATGGAAAGCGTACACCAATACGTTCATCATCTAACCAAATTTGTTTGGATCTGTTTATAATGCGCACTGGCTTGCGATAACGTGGATTTTCAACTGGAGTTATATCAATGCTATGTTTAGCAAATTGCTTGCGATATTTAAGCACTAAACGTACAGCAAGGTCTGCTTGCTTGTCTGTTAGCGCACCGCCCCAGTAAGTATGTGCGCTCATGCTCTCTACGATTGTAGTGTCGTAACGTGCAAGACTTATGGTAGGAACAGCAAAGGGATTACTAATTGTAGATGTATTGGGGTCATGTCCCCCAAGTAATTCTAAATAGTCCTCAACGAATGTATATGCAATTGTCATACTATTAGTATACGTGATTGTTTTAAGTAAATCAACCTAAAAAAAAGCTCAACGTAATTAAACATTGAGCTTTGAGGTCACTGTGTCAGGAGCATACATGCGACACAGTGAAAGCTATATTATAAATATTGCAAGCAAAAACCACCAAGCTGACCAACCGCACCAACCTACCAAGTACGCTGTACCTGCAAGTATTAATAGTGCGGCTGTGTTCCTGTCCATCTTATTTTCCCGTATGTGCAACTACATCATTGCACAAAGATTTAAATGACTCCAACGACATTGTTCCCCGAATCATATTAGGCAATACACAGGTCAATTGAATATTACCTCGAATGTAACCTTTGTCGTTATCAATTCTATCCATTGTGCAACCTCGAGGATTCATACTTCCCTTAAAGGTTCCGCCGCGTGTAAATTCTAAATCCCAACCTGTAATTGCACACTTACCATCCTGCGCTTTTAGTAAACCAATAACATAGTCCAAGTCAACTAGGAAAGCAAGATTCCTAGTTGTCTTTGCCGCATACTTTGCTTTACGTATTGTTTCTGCTAGAAACTGCTGTTCAATTGTTGCATGTGCGTATCCAGTAGCCATCTTAGTTAGCTTTCATACAAGTTGTTGAAGCAAGTGCCTGCCATTTAAGTGGAAAGCTCTTACGTAGCTCTGCTACTTTAATTGCCATACGCAAACTCATTTCACGCATTTTGTTTTTGTTTACGTTCAAGAAGTCAATAATCTCATCTTGTGCGCATTGTTCAAAATCGTAGTCTGCAAACAATACACCAGTATCAGCAATTTGTTTAATACGCAAAATCTTATCACGCATTGTGTCAAGTGTCAAATCTAAGTAGTGACAACGTGATTGCAATGCTTCTAAGTGATCTTTCATCTTTTGGCTACGTACTTGATCAAATTTCAAGTTTGTAATAAAGATTACACTACCGTGAAATGTAAAGCTATTAGGAATGCCTTCATTTTTTAATGCACGGCTTTCAGCTAACCAGCTAATCTTACGATTTTTACCACTGTCCAATGCACCTTTAAGCAAGTTCAAGCACACATCATCAAACAAGATGCTATCACAGTCATCAAATACAATTACGCAGTTGCTATCACTAAACTCATACAATGTTTTGTACAAGCCAATAGCTGTTGCACTACCTTTAACAATAGTACTTTTTACACGACGTCCGCTAATTTGATCAAACAGTGCAGAACGCTCAAGTTCACGTTCAACTGTAAAAGATTTACCAACACCCGGAGGGCCACTTACAATCATTGCACGGATGTCACCGTTCAATGTTGCTTTAGTCATTTCATCTAAGATTTCAAAACGTTCTGCAATTTCAGAAATACGTTGCTCATCTGTTACAGTTGAAACAACTGCACGTTCTGCTTTGTTTACAACACCTGTGTATTCATCGGCGTGTACAAACTCAAAGTCTGTAACATTATCTACTAACACACGTACCTTATCTTTACCAAACTGTCCTGTACCATCAACAGTAATAAAACCACCTTTAGCACCAACAGTATAATGTTTTACTAACGGAAATACTTCGTTTTCCACTTTAGCGTTTCTGTAAGTACCACTTTTAATTTTAACAAAACCAGTCATTTAATGCTCCTTAAATTGTCTTTTGTTGTTTTCTTATTGTGTAGCTATTATACAGTCATTTTTTTAGTTTGTCAACCTATTTCTGACCGTATGCAATAGCATCTAAATCCGCATATATGTCTGCATCATTACGAACAAATGCTAGATCAAATTGCGTAGCGTAACTGTATGGTAGACCCAATTTGTAGCAAATGTAATCACTACCATATAGTTTGTCTGATTCAGTAAGACCTAAGCCTTCAACAATCCATCTAATAGATTGTTCACGTGAGTTGCTAATTGACTCTAACGAAGCAATATGCTTTTCAAAGCTAGCAATTGCCGATTGTTCACGAGTTTGTTCTTCATCGATAGCAACATCAAGTTGTGTAAGCAGATTGTTCCATATACACTGTTTATCAAAGTCAGAACCACTGTTCCAAATTTCGTAAAATGATTCACTTGGACGTGAACCACGTGCATCTTTGTGCAAATCGCTAACTAAGTTTTCATCAAATGTGTAAGCCATCTTGTTCTCCGTTGCTTTAGTGTATAAGTGCTATTATACGCTCTTTTACCAAAAAGTCAACCGAAATTTAGTCACAATAAAAGGCTCCGAAGAGCCTTTTCGTTAGTGCTATATTACTTTTGTTTGTTAATTGGATTACCGTTATTAACAAACGCATACATCTTTTCAGCAGTTTCTAAAACTTTATCAAGTCCTGGAAATTCTGGCATTGCTACTTTGGTAACAACTTGACCAGTCTTCTCATCGCGTTCTGCTGACATTTCCCAACCTTGGAACTTAGCGTGGAATTCTTCGCTAACAAGTCCTTTGGCCATATCTAAGATGTTGGTACGAATTTCGTAACCGTTTTTGTTAAATTTTACTTCTGGTGTTTCTAATGACATAATATTACTCCTGTGTGTGTGTTTATTAGTAACTACTTCTATTTCGTTACTAACACAAGTATATATGCCTTTTACACCAAAGTCAACTAAAAATTAAGTTCGCGGAAGTCCGACTCTGGAATTGTGTAGCCATTAGCACGAATGATCGTAACTAACTCTTTTGCCGCCGCGTTGTAAAAACGTGCGTATTGTTTAACTTGTGCACCGCTACGTTCACCGTCACAAGTTAAGTTTTCTGGGGATAAGTTGTTGTCTAAACTATTAAACAGATTTTGACAATCAGATTCTGATAAGTTGTTGACATCATAAGTTGGGTTGTTAAAAATAGAAGCCCAAGCATTTTTCTGTTCGATATACTGTGCTAAGTTTTTCATTTGTTGCTCCTTGTTGTTAACGTATGTATAGCATTATACGCTCATTTACCAAAAAGTCAACCTCTATTTAATCTGTATAAATCGTATAATGTTTCCAAAAATATCAAACTTATAGTTGCCCCATGCATTATCATATTCAGCTGGTCGAGCATGATGGTTATTATGCAGGTGAGCACCAAGTAAAAATATTCCAGCCCATTGATTGTTGGTACTAGTATTATCCTGTGCATTATCTGCAGGACCCCACTTGTGGCATGCTACGTTTACTAAAAAATTAATCCATAGAGTCGATAATACGTTGACTGCATAATACCAAAGTAATAATGGTGATGCCAATGCTAATATTACAAATACTGCAACTTGAATTTTAAAATAGTGACGATGTTGTTGCACCAACCATGTATCTTTAAATAAATCTTTAACTATACGTGCTGTAAAGTCTACGGTATTATGTTGATAAAAAATAGTGCCCCATAGATTAGTATGCGGATTGTGTGGATCTTTGTCTGTATCAGAATATCTATGATGTAATCTGTGTACTCCAGCAAACGCTACAATACTTCCTTCGCCAGCTAGTGTATGTAATACTATTAATACCCGTTGATAGAACTTTGATGTAGCAAAACTGTTATGGCTCCATAGCCTGTGGGCGCCAACTTCACTTCCTATTCCTTTAGTTACAACACACAGAATAAAAATAATTATTGGAGCTTCTCGCCCAATAGTTAAGTAAAAGGGCATGGTTAGCGCCAATATTGCGCTGACTATAATTAATAGCAAATGTTTAGTTTTATATGACATACAATTAATTATCTGTGATTGCTACTGTGTAAAATATTTTACTCGCAGTCCGAACACTCTGTTAGGCGTCGAACTATTTCGGCTTCGGTTTTAATATCAGTTGGTACAAGGGTTGGTATTTCTCTCTGGTATGCAAATAGTTGATGTTTAGCAAGTGCTAATACGTCATTTGCTAGTTGTGCTGTTGTGGTAGTTGACATTGTATGTCCCTTAGTTAATTTACATGGCAATTTTGTCACCATGTAAATATTTAGTTGATTATGTAATTAATGATGCAAGTATATTAGGGTCGATACTTTTAAGTATATCGTCGTCGCCAGTTACAAACTTTTCACTGTGATGATATACTTGCTCGTTTGGTTCAGGTAGTTGTTCAGTAAGCGCAATCATAAGTCGATATGCTTCCCATGCTTCTTTAACGCCATCACTTGTAACGTCTGCTTCTGTTGGGTATAAGTCCATCCAAATGTAATCACGCGGTACTGAGCTAGCACTAATACCGTTGGCACGTGGCTCAAGTACTTTACCGGATTTCCATAGTTCAAGCCCAATGCGTTCACACTCTGCTGGATCTAATCCCATTAAGTAATCACGTCTACGGGTATATTCGGTAATTACATTCTTAACGTGTTCTTCTGTAATCATATGTGTACGTGCGATGATGCACATAACATCATTAAGTTTAACTGTACCGTTAACTAAATCTTTAAGACACCGCCCAAAACTGAATCCGATTTTAATTTTAACTCTCCTTCACTAAAAACATAGTATAACTGAAATTAGTGAAGGTGTCAAGTGTTATCTTACAGCGACTTTGTCTCCACTGTAAAACGTGTGGCCGCCAATGCGATCTATTTTAGCAAGACCCCACTTTGGGCGCACTTTAGCATTATGAAAGTACAATGCGTCAGAGCCAAGTGATT